GGCATTCGTACTTGGCCTTCGGGTTGCGAACGAGAGAGGACTATCTGACGCGTCGGATGATAACGACGTGTCTGAGCCAGAAGATGAAGGATCTTCTGCTCCAGCTACCGACCCTAGTCTCCCGACCTGGGAGCTAGCTCCGTGGAACTTCATTGATGACGAGGGTGCCTACTGGCACCCGGCGTATCAGTCGAAGCGTATCGCACGGTTGTTGGGAGGTAGCTGATGGCGAAAAAGCAATTTGTCCCGAAAGGGAGAAAGAACTTTCAGCCGCTCACGGATGACGAAAAACGTCAACGTGCTGCACTTCTGTTACAGCCTGTCAAGTCCCAAGCAGAGATGCAAGGGTTCGAGACGCGTTTTACTAAACATAAAACGGAGACTGACGAAGTGAATGGCGTTTTCGGACCTTTCGACGTCACTAGGTCAACTACTTCGGGCGGCTTTTCAGGCGCCCGGGACACTTATGTCCGTAGAATCTGGAGACGGTCGAAGACGAAGCGCCATCGCGCCCCCACTGCTTTCGGCATGAATAGTGGCTTTAACAAAGCGCGCCCCATTTCTGGGACGCCCTTTGGCTACGACGTCGCCTCGAATTACGAGATGACGATCGCCTCGCAAGCGAACCCCAACGACGCCTCGGCGTCGAACAAGGCTCTAAGCAGGCTCATGACGAAGATAAGGGACGACTGTACCGCTTCCGCAGCGGTCACTCTCGCCGAGTGGCATCAATCACATAACATGATTGTGACGCGGGGTACCCAGCTTCTGAATGTCGCAAAGTCGATTCGCGCCTTACGGCGCGGCGACGTTAGGCATTTAGGGGGCTTTAGTTTGAATGTTCCTTCGGGCTTCAGACCTAAGAGCAAGGGTGCTGCTAACTTGTGGTTGGAGTACCACTTTGGGTGGTCTCCTCTCGTGCAGGACATCTATAACGCCGTAAAGGTGTTGTCAGCCGAACCTCCTTCGAACAAGGTGCGTGCGACTGGCAGATGGCTTGAGCCTATAGATCAGACCCAGGGGTCAAACCCTGTTTATAGACGTATCGGTACTTACGAGTGCAAAACACTCTGCGGTGCCGAGGTCTATGTGTCTAATCCGAACATGGCGTTAGCGAATCAGCTGGGCATTATCAACCCGGCTACGGTGGCGTGGGAGCTGGTACCCTTCAGCTTCTTGGTGGACTGGTTCCTACCAGTAGGGCGTTTCTTGGAGAGCTTCACCGATTTACTCGGCTACACTGTCCATTACCCCTTTACCTCGACAAAGCGCACGGTATTGACCAATTTACGCATAACAGGGACAGGAGCTGACACGGGTCGGGTAACCGACTACGCCAATTCCTGCTGTAGCGTGAATCGCTCGTTGAGTCTTCCGACTTACAAGCTTAGGACAATCCCGTTTAAGGGCTTCAGTGCTGCACGAGGAGCAACAGCAATTGCGCTCTTAGTTCAGCAATTCCTTTCAATGAAAGCGGAGCCGCTGGTTTACAGCAGGCACCTACGTTAATTGGGTTTAACCCCAGAAAGTGTTACCTATGCCAAATATGGCTGATATCACCGTGAAGAAAGCCGACAACGCGACTAACATCGTATACTCGGCCCTCACCCCTTCGTCGGGGGACAAAGTAGCAGCGCAGTGGCGGTCGGAAACGGCCGGTCTTGCTGCAGCTCTTCGTCCCACCTTCAGCATGGATTCCCAATGGAACGGTCCTCGGACCGCCCGTCGGGTTAACATGCAAGGGCAATATCCGTTTACTGTGACGGATACCACGACGTCGATCACGACTGTCAAAGCGCGCATCCCGTTTAACGCTCAATTCACGGTCCCGGCAGAAGTGCCGGATACGATCGTGAGCGAGGCGGTTGCGCAACTCACCAACATGATGGCGTCTGCGCTTGCGCAGTCGTCGATCAAGTCCGGCTTTGCGCCAACTTGATAATCATCTAAGGAGTGCTTTGATATGTCGGCTCTTCCCCAGCAACTGGAGAGAGTTGTCCTCACACTTTGTGAAGACACGGGAACTCTTTGGGCTCTAAAAGTAGCGATACTTGTGAGACACCGAGAGTATGGGCAACTGGTCGGGATGACCATTGACCCTGGGCGCTATACGGACGCTAATGCGTATTTCTTGGATGTTTCTGTATCTGAGCTTCTTCGGAAGTATCGGGACTTTGACATTCCAGGGATCGATAAGGCGGCCGTCGCTCACGACAACTTTTGGTTGTCGGAGAAGGCTTGTGCGAGCACCAACGTCAGGCTGTCCAAATTTCTGCATAACGGCCCTTTCGAGGACCCAGCAGATCTTAAAGCGATCGAATCTCTCGACCGCATGAAAGACTGGATAGCTGACGCGTTGGGAGATCTCCCCACTTGGAGGGGGTTCACTGCTCACTTCGGCCCGGGCGCCACGTTCCGAGATGTCGGTAAGTACACCACGGTACCCGACAAAATGTCAAATCGTCCGACGATGACTCAATCGTGCTCTTTATTGCTCCCACTTTGGGAGCGCACGGCTTGGGCTTCTGCCCTTATTGAGTCAAACCCTTGTCAATCTCACCCAGAGTACGTCCGCGGAAATCGTTTTATTACGGTTCCAAAGGACGCTCGTAGGGATCGGGGTATTGCCATTGAGCCATCACTTAATGTCTTCTTCCAGCTCGGTGTTGGCGACGTGTTAAAGCGTCGTTTAACTAGACTAGGGGTTGACATGGAGAATGCTCAATCAGTTCACAAGCGGGTTGCTTGTGAAGCCTCCTCCGGAGGTGCATACGCCACGATTGACTTGAGTAACGCAAGCGATACAGTATCCTATAATTTCGTTAGACTGCTCCTTAAAAAAGACTGGTTTGACTTGATGGATACTCTCCGTTCTACACACACGAATGTGAACGGAAGGTGGGTTCGTCTCGAGAAGTTTTCGAGCATGGGCAACGGCTTTACCTTCGAACTTGAAACTTTATTGTTTCTCGCTCTGGGGATGGAAGCCTGCCACCTGTGCAATATCCGGGGTTTCCCCGGTGAAAACCTCTTTGTTTTCGGAGACGACATTATCTTGCCCACCGAGGCAAGTTCCACCATGCTGGCCCTCCTGCGATACTTTGGCTTCACGCCAAATCCGGACAAGACGTTTACGTCGGGTCCGTTTCGGGAGAGTTGCGGGGGTGATTACTTTAAGGGTGTTGCCGTGAGGCCACATTACCAAAAGGTTGAACCAAATGAACCCGCAAAATGGATCGCACTGGCTAACGGGCTTCGCCGACTGGGTCGTAAAGACTTTGTTGGTGATTTCCGTTGGAGCATCGTTCAGCGCGCTTGGTTGCGCGCTTTGGATGCTCTTCCAAGTGATATCCGCCGGCTACGAGGCCCTGAAGATCTAGGGGATCTCGTAATACACGACGACTTGGATTTTTGGCGGAAACGCCGCAATCCTCGTCAGGCAGGCTGCACGCAAGTGCAAACCTGGGCGCCGATTCAATCGGTGCTTGACCTCTGTAACTGGAAGTCACCTGTCGTGTACGCTTGTGCAC